TGACAGCGTTCTCCACGCTGATTTCCAATTTATTCAACGCATTTCCGGCGCCTTTCGCCGCGCCAGTCGGGGTCATCGTGTAATTCGCCGCCGCCTGCGTCAGTCCCGGCACGTTCTGCTGGTAGCCGAGCTGCCGCATAATCAGCGGATTGTTGAAAATCGCATCCAGCGCCACGCGAGCGCCTTGCTGCGTCGAAGTCCCGGCATAGATCGCGTGGATCAGTTCGGCGCGCTGGTCCGGGCCGGCCGCCTGATATGCCGGCGCAAACACCGTGCTCAACCACTGGATCGGATCGCTCAAAAGAAGGTTTTCGTCCTTCAAAGCGCCCGGCGTCAGAGTCACATATTGCCCGTGCCGCACAGCACCTTGAGTCGAAACAAGGCCAGCCTTCGCAAGTTGGTCCTCGACGCCTTCGGGCATCTTGCCGCCGACCATTTCCTTGAAAATTTGCCCCAAGCCAGAACCAGCCCGGTATTGCCCCAGCGTCAGCGCCAGCGTGATCGCGTTTGCCTCGCCGGTCGCGGAAAGCGTCTGGCCCGGCGCGCCCATGTTCTGATAGAACTTCAAAATCTGGTCCGGCGTGATCGCGTCACCGGATGCCGCGGCCGTCTGCTCGGCCGCCATCACCACCTGCACAAACTTCTCGAACGGCGACAGGTTCACCGTTCCGTCCGCGTTGCGCTTGTTGAACATGCCGGCCAAGTCGCCGGTTCGGGTCAGGTCCACCAGCGATGACGCAGGGTCCGTCATCCCCTGGCCCTGCAGCACCGTCGCCGCATTCGCCAGCGTCGGCATCAGCCCCATCGTCTCCGGCAGGTTGTGTGTCTGCGCCAGATTACCGGCGATGATGGTTAGCAGGTCATCAACCGTCAGCGTCGAATACTGGCGTTGCCCCTGCATCGCCACGGCGTCGCCGTAGGCCGCATTTGCATCATCTCCGCTGATCCCCATATTTCTCAGGATCGCAATTTTCTGGTCAACCGTCGCCGCCTGGTCAAACGGATGCGCAACCATACCCCAGCCGGCCCGCGCCACCGCGCCGCCAACGAAATACATGCTCAGCGGGTCAAAACTCCCGCCGGCGCCGCCCCCGCCACGCGGCGGGTAAATCGGCACTCCCGGCATCGGTTTCGCCGGGTCAAAGAACGGCTGGTCCGCACCGGGCATCGTGAAGTTCGGATCTTGCGGCCCGTAATAACCCGTCAGAGCCGTCCCAGGCGCCCGGCCCGGCGTCGGCCCAGGCATGTAGCCGTTGTACCCCGTATCGCCCGTCCAGCCCCAGCCCGAATAGCCGGACGGCCCGGAACCGGGGATGATCGCCAGCGCGTTATCGCCCTGCGGATAATAGCCAGAACCGCGAGGCGTATTGCCGCCCGGCGATGGCACAAAGGCCGGCCCGCCAGCGGTGCCGCCCGCCGCAAAACCTCCACCGGCCGCCAATCCGCTCATGGCCGCCTTGATCGAGGCGGCAGAGGCCGCGGCATCGGCAAACGCGCTCGCCATTCCGCGCGCCGCCCCGGCCACGCTCGCCACCAGCGCCGGCGTGGCGCCCAGCAGCGCATTAATCCGCTGCACGCTCGCCTCGACAATACCGAGTTCATCGTCCAACTTCCCTAGCGACGTAAAAATCGCCGTGTTCAGGTCAAGCGAAACCCCGATGGCGTAGGTATCGATTCCGCTCATGCGCCCTGCATCCCGCGCAATTGCTCATGCGTCCGCGTGTCGTAGGCCGTCACTTCGCCCGAAGCATACGGGCGGCACGCAATCAGCCATTCCACCGTCTCAATCGCCGAATATCCAAGCTCCAGCAGCGTCCGCGCCGTTTCGGCGTGCGAACCCTCCACCTGCCAGTCCGGCATGTGGTCCGTCACCTCGTAGCCTCTCATGTTGTCGGAAAACAGCCATTTCCGGCCATCCCGCCCGATCATTACGGCGCCCACGTTCGAGTCGCCTTCCTTCTTCGGAATCGCGTCGCGCGGGAAACCCGCACGCACCCAATCGTCAAACGCCTGGATCGTGTCAGAGCCGCCGGCGCACGCCCACATCCAGTCGCCGTGCGTTTTTATTTTGTCGTGATGCGACACAATCAGCGTATCGCACCACACGCCGGTATCGGCGGCCAAAACGCCGTCGCGGTAAACGATAACGGTCATGGTTTCACCATCGCGCCGGCCACCGCGGCGCCAATCGCATCCGCCGCCTCCGGCGCCTTGCGGAATCCCGCCCGGCCCACAAATTCGCGCCCCGGTACGCCAGGTTCCACGGTAATATCCTTCACAAACGGCACGCCGCGCCTCTCGGTGCCCTGGTCCTGAAACACCGCCACCGGGTCATCGGTGCCGATCTCAACCCCGTCCGCATGAACGCGGTAGCCAATCGAATCCCGCATCGTGCCGTCTTCAAGCAACGGCGTATCGCCATTCTTCTTTGGCGGTACGGGACCAAAGCCCTCCAACGTCGCATTGCTCAGCGGCGCCCAATCCTCGAACCCCGCATCGCCCTTCTGGTACGTCCCCAACTCGCCGCGCATTTCCCCGGCGATCATTTCGCCGGCCTGCACCAGCCCCAGGGAAATCCCCTCGTTAATCCGCCCCGGCAACTCGCCGCGCAAAAACGCCCGGAACGCCTCGATGTCCCGAAAGTTCACGCGCCCAGCGCCTCCGAAATGGTTTGCAGCCACAGCCGGCGAGCGTCGGCCTTAATCTCCTGGCTCGCAAATATCCGCGCCATCCGCTCAACGTCCGGCAGTTCCAGCGCTTCTTCCAAAGTCATGCGCTGGTGCTCCACCAGATAAACCGCGTCCTTAAAAAGCGGATGGCCGGCTAGTTTTTTGCCGCCTCCTCCAATTCCGCCGCCTGCGCCTCAGCCTTTTTTGGTTCTTCTTCCTCGCGCCCGAACGCCCGCTCCAGCGCCGATTTCGTGTCCGCCTCCAGCCTGGCCCGCACCGCCGGCTCGTCCAGCCGCGCCACCCGTTCGCGCAGTTCCTCTTTGGTTTTCGGGAATTCCAACACCTCGTCGCCGATTTTACGAATGGCGCACGCCGTCGCCGCCACGCCGCGCCACACCGGCACGTCCGCCGCCCGGCCGCCCATCGCCAGAAGTTTTATCAGCTCCACCTTGGAAATCGGCTTGGTTTCAACCTGCGCCGGCTCGGCCGCCTCATAAGCCCAGGCGCCGCACGTCTTCTCGGCCAGGTCCAGAGCCTCATCGCCCAGCCGGTCCAACAGCGCCGGAACGCCCGCCGCGGAGTACGGCATATGCACCGGCGAATCGCCGATCTTGCGCACCGAGCAAGCATATTTCAGGCTATACCACCACAGCGCGCCGTCCTGCGGCGTCGCGCAGCGCAGCGCCAGTTCCATTTCTTCCGCAAAACTAAGCGGGCGAATATCCAGCGCGCGGCCCTTCGAGTCGGTAACGATCATTGCGCCACCCTCACCGGCGCGGACCAAGTGAAGTTTTCCATTACCTCCTTGCCCGGCGACACGCTTTCCTTGCCGCGCATCAGCGTCGCATTCGGATACTGGTAATTCGTCAGCGCGCCGGTCGATTCGGTAATCTGAACGTCAATCGTCGCCAGCGCAATTTGCGTGCCGCCCTGAAACGCCGCCTGCAGCGCGTTGCTCCACGCATCCGCCGTTCCATCCGTTCGCGCGAAGCTAAAATCGCCCGTCCATTGCTTGTGAGTCACTTGGTCCTGCATTCCGATGGTGAACGCATCCACGCTGGTCTTGCTCGCCACCTGCTGCGAACTGAACATGGTCTGGCGTGGCAACTGCACAAACCCCGCGCCCAAACCAAAATCAATCTGCATCGAAAAATTATCGCCGGTCGTCCATTGGGTCGCCATAGCGCCCTCCTCTCAAAACAGATGGTTAGGAAGTCTGCTTGGCAACCTGCACGGTCTGCCCGCCCTGCACGTTCACGATGAACTTTTCGTTGATCGCCTGGTACTGCACAGCGACATCGCATTGCACATAACCAAGGCTGGTACGGCTGAACGGGTTGTTGCTGGTGTCGCAAACCACGCTAAACGGCAGTTGGCCCGGCGTCAGGCTTCCGAGAATTCCTTGGTTCATCAAATTCCCCAGGAATTGCTTCATGGTGGCGCGAATGCTCTGAAACAGTTTCGCGTTCACCACTTTGCCGACATACCCGCCCATGCCGCTCGCCACGGTGGCGGCGATATAGTTGGTCATGCGGGTATAGTTGTCACCGGAGAGGGACGCGGAACTGGAAGCATTATGCCCAAACCGCACCGCCCAATAATTGCCGCCCGGCACCGGGTTGCAGATCACGTCGATGCCGGCGGAACCCAGCGCGGACAACGCCGCCACGCTATACGTTCCGGTTTGGCTGGTGCCGGCCACGCCGCTCGTCTGCGAACCGATGATGTTATACAGCGGCTTGTTGAGCGAAGACTGTTCCGGCGAAAGCTGCGCCAAACGCCCCGCCACAAAACCTTGCGGAGAGACCAGCCGCGTCAGCGCGTTCACCTGATCGTACCAATAAATCCAGTCGCCAAACATATATTTCAACGCATAGGTGTCGATGCCCGCGGAGGACTTCACGCCCGGCGCCGCGCTCACCGAATCCCCCGCGGCCGTCACCACAATGCCGTAGGTCGATTCCGAAAGCGCGAATGCGTTCTGCGTGGTGAAGGTGGAAACCGTCGTCACGTCGGCCAGGAAAAACAGCCCGGTGCCTTGCCCGCGCAG